GGTGGTTTTCTTACCACGACCTCCAATGGTAATTTTCGTTGCGCACTAGCCTATGCTGTTGGGTCTATCCCTATAGCTAACGGTGATGATTGCTTAGAAATATCCGAGCTCGACATTGGAGACTCGACTACTGTCGGGTCTCTTGTGTGGAAATACCAACAGCTTAATGTCCCTGTACGTGACGCCGTGCAGTTTGGGGCGGATTATTTTGAATTCTGTTCACATGGATTCACTAGACAGCCTGGAGGAGGCTGGAAGGCTCATTTGTCCTCGTATGAAAGGATGTTTTACGAAACAACCGTTTCTCGCGACATAGTTTCTTCGGAAGTTAATTGGTCTAAAGAAATGGAGAACCATCCAGATCGCGATTTGGTCGAGAGGTTTGAGGCGTATTTAGAGTTTCGCGCCAAGACTCTAGCTTCTCCTCCCTAGAGATGACCAAATCAAGAAAAGCCCGCCCCCAGGCTAAAAGAATGGGGGGAAGAAAGATTAAGGGTAGAGGCAACTATCAGACCTTTAATCTTCGGGGTATGGCCCAGAAGCTTGACCAAGCTTTGAGCTCTATCCCTAAGGGCACCTTTGCTAAGAAAGGTGCCCAGATGGGCGCCAAGTATGGCGCCCTTGGCGCGTTGGCCGGTAAAGGCTTAGGCGCAGGACTTGCTGCAGTTACGGGCTATGGGAACTATTCCGTGCGCTCTAACTCTTTGAGTAAGGTGTCCACTTCTGTGGACATGGTACCGCAGTTCGTCAAGAATGACCATAGTATTAGGGTTACTCACAGGGAGTTCGTTAAGGACCTTGTCGTCCCGAATTCCCCAAGCACCTTTAGCCTAGAGTCGTTCCTTATTAATCCGGCTAATGCCGTGTTGTTTCCTTGGCTGGCCACTATGGCTAGGCAATATAGTCAGTATAAGATTCACGGTATGGTCTTTGCCTACAAGACCATGAGTAGCGATATTACAGCTGGGGGTGCATTAGGCACCGTTATCATGGCTACCAACTATAATTCAATTGATCGTGCTTTTCAAAGCAAAATCGAGATGGAGAACAGTGAATTCGCCGTTTCCACCAAGCCATCTATGAGCTTGGTGCACGCCATTGAGTGTGATCCGAAGTACTCTGGGCTCGACGTTTTATACGTTCGTGACCCTTCGTACGAGACGCTTGATACAAACGACCGTCGTTTCTATGACTACGGTCGTTTCCAGCTGGCGACCTCCGGGTTGCCCGGTACAGCAGGCGTCACCATGGGCGAGATTTGGGTCAGCTATGACATCGAATTTATGAAGCCTGTTATTGGCGGTACTGGTTTACCAGCATACGTCCTTGGTAAGACTATCACTTCTCGACCTGACGGGAGCATTTCCGTTAGTTCGAACAGCCGTGTGACGAGCATCTATTATACCGACGCTCTTATCTCACCGAGCGCCGGCACGATTACTTCTGTGTTGCCCGCGACGCCCAATATTGGCGGCGATGCCGCTCTCGATGGTGTCGTCGTTAGCGTCGCCACCACCGGTAGGGTTGATTTGCTTAAAGACGGATCATATCAGATCAAGTTTATTGGCACTGCTCCTACGACCTCCACAGCATTCGTTCTTGCTGCGATTAGTAGTTCGTCCAATATTTTGCTCCCTTACACGCTCACGGGTTCTGCTGCTGCAACCGTGACTGCTCAGGGATGTACCATTATTCCCCACGCGGCCCCAAATTTTCCTGCGGTTAACGGGTTTCAGTATTGTGTCATTTATACTGTTCTCGTTACCGGAATTACTGGCAGCTTAGGGGTTGTCAGGCTTACGCCTGGCACCTACACTACCCATTCGACGTCGCTTGTGACAAACTTGCTTCGCTCGGTTGAAGTCCAGTGGTCTTCTTTTGGTACTAACCAACAAGATCCTGCCTATACGCGTACGAATAATTAGTTGAGGGAGATTTATATATCTCCCTCCCAAGGCAAGGGGATAGGTAATCCTATCCGGGGGCCTTATCGACCCTCCCGCCCCAGACATAGAGAAGGAAAACTCGAACAAAC